TACATCAGGCACTGGCGGCACATTTTATTTAGGTATGAACCCAGCTCCTATACGCAATGATAATAATGCTGTACAATCAAACCCATATTGGCATTGCCCGTCTATCAGTAGTTTAGCATTAAACCAATGGTATCTTGTTGTAGGACATTGTTTTTATGAAGGATATGCTGGCGGACGTCATCCTAACAGTGGATATTGGTACAAAGACAGCAACGGCGTAATACAAAAAACAGATTTAGGATTTTGCAATTGTGGTGACCAAGATGTAAGATGGAACCCTGGAACAACTACAGCAATGCACCGTAGCTATCACTACTATACTACTAATACAGCTAGTGGAATTGAATGGAGTTCGCCGAGAGTTGACAAATGTGACGGTACAGAACCTACAATAGGCGAAATAATGAATCAAGGTGAAGGTCAAATTGTTGACATGGTAAACGGTCATAGACTTACACTAGGACAAGGTACTAGTACTAGATCCGGAGGAGATGGAAATGCAGGCGTAGTAACACTGTATGAAAATTCAGAAGGCTATATGAGAAACAGTACTTTTAATCTAGCAAGCAGTGATAATACTGTGATATATTTTGGTAGAAAATATTCAAGCAGTGGCGACGGTAGAATGCTAACAGCATTGAACAATAACTGGTTATTAGGTTTCCACGATACCACATATGGTGATTATTATGCCAACGGTTGGGTATATGACGGCACAGGTAACAGTGCCGATAACACTTGGAGAATGTACACAGGAACAGGAAACTTATCAACAGATCAGTGGAGTGTTTGGATTAATGATCAAAAGATTGCAACCAATAACGGCGGCTCACAAGGTCCAAATGGCTGGAACATAAACAGTCAATATAGCCAATATAGTTTTGGACAAATAGGTGCAATCATGGCCTGGAATAGAGTATTAAGCGATGATGAAATACGCACTGTTTATAGAATAATGGGTAAAAAACACGGATTGAGCTAATGGGATTAAGTTACGGTACTAATTCATTTAATAACGGATTAATTTTTACATTTGATCCTGCTAATAGCAAATGTAATGCTAGTAGTAATCCTATGAATGATGCTGTTACAGGAAATAGTTATTCTAGGACTGGTTCTCCTACACTAGGACCGTATGGAGGTAGTAGCGTTGATGTGTATAGATTTACAACTACAAATCAATATTTTGAAAGCGGAGTTTTAAATACACAACCTGCTACTAACTTAACAATCGAAGCATGGATATATGCAGATAGCAGTGAAATAAGTTCAGGAGACAGAGGCACTATAGTGCGTCTCAATGGTGGTTCAAGTGCATATTTGAGTTGGAACAAAAGTAATAGAAAACTAAGTAATTATTGGTACAGTCACAGTCCAGATGGGTATCACGAGTTACTTCCTTCTATGAACAGGAATCAATGGTACCATGTTGTTAGTGTTTGGGATAATGCCGCAGGTGTTCTTAGACAATATCAAAACAGCACAGGTGTTAGAGATAGTGCAAGTACTTCTACTGTAGGTAATGCAAGTACAGGTGCAAACGTAGAAATAGGAATGGAAAGTACTGGAAGACAATTTGCTGGTGCAATTGGATCTGTTAGAATATATAATATTGCTTTAACGCAAAATCAAGTTATGCAAAATTATTATAATTTTTCATTAAGATACGGAACTCAATAACTAAGATAAATACAAATATAATAGGAAACACAAATGGCAAACAGTGATAAAAATATCAGTATTAGACCAGAAACAGGTACAGGTAATCAACCAAAAATTACATTTACTGGTTTAAATAATACACCTATAACACTCAACGTCTTAGATGATAACAGTCTAAGTTGGGAAAGCAGTGTTGGACAGTTGTTTAGTATTACACCTAGTTTAACAGGTACAATTTTTAGCGTCAATGACGTATCCGGTGTTCCTAGTATTGAAGTTGAAGACTCTGGTCTAGTTAAAATTGCACCATTCAGTGGTAACGTACTAATGGGTTCAACATCAGATACTGGTGCAGGTAAACTACAAGTTACAGGTACAATCACTGCAACAGGCGAAGTTACTGCTTATTATTCTGATGAAAGATTAAAAACTTTTGAAGGTACTATTCCTAATGCACTTGAAAAAATTATGAGTCTAAACGGTTATTATTTTGTTGAAAATGATTTAGCAAAAAGTTTAGGGTTATCAAACAATAAAAAACAAGTCGGTGTTAGTGCTCAAGAAGTACAAGCAGTGTTACCTGAAGTAATTGCACCGGCTCCGGTTAACAACGATTACTTAACAGTAAAATATGAAAAACTTGTGCCATTATTAATTGAAGCAATTAAAGAATTGAAAGCAGAAGTTGATGAACTCAAAAAGGCAAAATAAAAACTTGACCATAATTAAATAGTGTGTTATATTAGTTTAAAAGTAGGAATATAAATGGCATTACCACCAACCGGCAGTACAATTACAATGAGTCAAATCCGAAATTATTTTGGATACAGTTATACACCCATTGTACTTGGTACCCTAGGAACTTATATCAGTATATCTGTTGGTACTACTATTAGTATGAGTTCGTCGTTTGGCGGCTACTATGTTCCAATCGCAGGTTAAACAGGAGCACACAATGAAAACCTTATTTGAAGTACTAAACATTGATTTAGCACAAGAGTATACCAAAGAACGTAAACAAGCAGCAGTAGATGCACTTGACTTATCTGCAGATCTTGCAGCAGAAGTAACAGCAGCTATTGCAGCTATGGATATTCCAGAATCAGACGAACGTCATCATTGGATTCAAAAACTTGGCCGTGCAGCAGGTGCAGACTTGCTTACACTAGGTAAAGTACAACCAGAAAATATGCTTGCAATGGCAGCTCTTTCAGAAGAAGACTTCCAAGAAGCAGTTAAAGTAGCAACAGGCAGTGCAAGAAATCTAAATAAACTAACTGTTGATGCTGAAAAAGATCTAAACCAAGAAACAATTAATACAACTATCTAATGCGTCTTAGTATATGTGTTCCAGCACGTGATCAAGTCCACACGGCTTTTGCAATTAGTCTTGCTAATCTTACAAGCAGGCTCACAGCAAAAAATATAGATTATGAATTGCATTTTGTATTAGGAAGTGTGATTGCAGAATCAAGAACTAGACTTGCTAACGAAGCACTTGATCACAGTGCAACACACATACTATGGTTAGACAGCGACATACACTTTCCTGCAAATATTGTTGATAAGTTAAATTCTCACAACAAAGATATTGTTGCAGCAACATACAGCACACGCTATGCTCCTTATAAAAGTGTAGCATTTGTTGATCCAGATAACATTGATGCTAGACTTGAAGAAACTCGAGGATTGCATAGAGTTTGGGCAGTAGGAATGGGATGCATGTTAATGAAAGCACATGTGTTAGACATTCTGCCTAAGCCTTGGTTTAGTCATGAATACAATAAAAAATTAGACACCTTTGGTGGCGAAGATATATATTTTTGTAACCAAGCAATGCATCACGGAATATTAGTACACGTCGATGCAGATATTAAAATTGCACATATAGGAAGTAAGGCAAACGTATTATGAGAGCTATTGACAGATTCAATCGTTTTGGAACAGAAGTATACAATGGGCAAGACCAATTAAAAAATCATATTTTTGATCATTATCCTGTTGTACACACCGAAGAAGAAATCAGCGATTGGCAAAACTCTAGCGAATACGTTTGGTTAGTAGATTCAAACATAAAAGTTTATGATAGTTTTCCTTGGTACTTCAAACCTAACCCCGACGAAGAAAAATCTATTCATGCATTTCCTTATGTATACAAGGAAAGCAGAGAAGTTAAAAGTTGGGAAATGGTGCGATTAGTTCCTACTGCAACTGGCAACTACAGTACAAAGAAATACAAATACATTTGCGGTGATTATGACGTATATCAAGGCAAAGATTCGTTTGATATCTTTTATGTGTCAGATGATCCAAGAGATTATTTTTCAGAATTACAAAAACGTTTTCCAAATATTATCTATGTCAACAGCATTAAAAAAGCAAAAGAATTAACACAAACCGATATGTTCTGGGTTATTCCAGGTGACGTAATTGTTAGAGATACATTTAAATTTAGTTACAAGCCTGACGAATGGAGTCACGACTATGTACACGTATTTGGCAACGGCGACATTGATCAATTAGACGGTGTAATTCTTTATCCTAAAAATTATGATGCAACAGAAAAAGAATTAGAGTATAGATTTTTCAAAGATAAAAAAGAAGTGCGTATTATGGCAAGTACTCCACGCCAATACGACAAATTTGAAATCAACAACTACGAACAATATCAACATGCATTAAAATATAGTTCTACCGATATGTTTTGGGGCATACCACAAGACATTGAAGTTACTGACGAAAGTGTATTTGATTTGTATATTAGCCATCACAGCAAAGACACAGAAAAAAATCATGTATGGTTAAACGGAAACAAATATGACGGTGTTGTTCTTTTTAGTAAACACGCTCCTGTTACAGAAAAAGAAATCAAACACAGATTTGTAGTTAACAGAATTGAACACAATCAAATTGTAAGTTGCAACAAAACGTTTGATAGATTTGTAGTTGACAATTACGAAGATTATCTCGAAGCAAAAAAACATTCAACTACATCAATGTTTTGGATGATTCCTTCAGATGTAGTACAATCCGAAGAGTTTGCATGGGATGGATATTTTGAAAATCAAGATGCATTAGATCGAACAACTACACATGTATTTTTAAATGGTGAGCACACAGACGGTATTGTATTAACCAGTGTTAACAGCAAACTTACACAAAAAGAAGTTGACAATAGATTTTACATTGATAAAAAAGAACACAATGTAATTGCAAGTACTCCGTTTCCATACGAACGGTTTGAAATTAACAATTACGAACAGTACACGGAAGCACTGTACAATTCCAAGTATCAAATGTTTTGGGGTGTGCCCAGTGACGTAGAAATAACCAACGACAAGTTGTTTGATACATATTTTAGTCATCATAACAAATACGATAGAACTATTAATCATGTTTTCTTAAACGGAGAAAACTACGATGGTGTTGTATTGTTCAGCAAAGACTGTTTGGTGAGCGAAAAAGAAGTTGATCATAGATTTTATGTGAAGAAAAAAGAATGGGATGCTGTTATTAGTAAACCTAAAAAGTTTGATGTGTTTAGAATTGACTCGTATGCAGAATACGAATCAGCAAAAGAAAATTCTACAACAGACATGTTTTACTTGGTTTACAGCGATATTGATGTATTAGATACGTTTAAGTTTGATCATTACATTAGTCATCATAATCAATATGAACGTAAAATAAATCACGTATGGAAAAATGGCGAATACTATGATGGTATTGTACTAACAAGTAAACACATACATTTGACTCCTAGAGAAATTGATTTTAGATTTATGGCAATCAAAAAAGAATATGATGAAATTGCTAGTATGCCTAAAAAATATGAAGTTGTGTTTATTAGTAATGGCGAACAGAATGCTGATGATAACTATGAGAAATTACTAGAAAAGGTAGATGCTTGGAGAGTTGATCGTGTTAAAGGCATTCACCAAGCACATATTGCAGCAGCAGAAAAAGTTAGTACAGAAATGTTTTGGGTAGTTGACGGCGATGCAGAAGTATTAGATGACTTTGAGTTTGACTATCAAATTGCACACTATGACATTGATGGTCGTAATACTGTACATGTATGGCGTAGTTTTAATCCAATTAACGGACTAGTGTATGGCTACGGCGGTGTAAAATTATTACCAACTGAGTTAACTAGAAATGTTGACATTGATGCACCGGATATGACAACAAGTATTAGTAATAAGTTTAAGGGCATTAATAGAATGAGTAATACTACTGCGTTTAATACAGATGCATTTAGTGCATGGCGTAGTGGTTTCCGTGAATGTGTAAAACTTGCAAGTCGTGCAATTGATCGACAAAACGACGAAGAAACAGAGTTTAGACTTAACGCATGGTGTGATCGTGGTGCAGATAAACCGTTTGGTGAATATGCTATTGCTGGTGCAAAATTAGGACGCAAATACGGCGAAATTTACAAAGATAACAAAGAAGCACTGGCAAAGATCAACGACTTTGAATGGTTGAGAGAACAATTTAATCTATCGTCATCTCAATAACACGAAACACTGTTTCTAATTTTTGTTGATTAGTTTTACGTCTAAGTGTGTTGGCCAATCCTGTATGCAAAGGCTTTGGCCAATTACCAAAACTAACCCAAGCATATCCGTCATGTTCGGCATTTAATACAGGAATAAATTCTTTTTCTACTATACACAAATAAGTGTGAAACAAAAAATGTTCATCATTGCTTATAAAAGTTTCCAGCGGTATTGCTTTTTTAATTGTAGTATCGCCGATTTCTTCTTGTATTTCTCTACGCAAGCCTTCCCAAGGCGATTCACAGGCTTCGTTGGTTCCGCCTACTAATCCCCATACATTTGATTGTTTGCTTTGTGTTCGATGCAAAAACAAAAATCTATTGGTATCAAGTGTGTAAAATAATGCACCACTACAGATAATTTTATTCATACAAATAGTTATCTTATAGTCCGAGTGACCATGTGCCGTTTTTATAATATCCGTCTACACTTAAATGCCAAATATAACCATTCCAATAGTACTGTTGTTTGGTATACAAGTTGGTAACATATGTAAATGTTTTGGTTTCACTGGCATCGAGTACAATGTGCCAATTGCTGCCGTCCCATTCAACAATGTCATTAGCGTCTGCCATAAAGTCAGTACCATCTGCATTTTTCCAAGCATCAGGCCCGTCATCATTTAGGTTAAAGATATATGTTACAACATCACCTTCGTTGGCTTGTTGATTAAGTTGTACAACTACTTTGTTATCTATTTCTTTTAAAGAAGCACCAACTAGTGTGTTGTTTACGTATACAGCAAACTCGTTTACAGTATCAGCTAACCACCATGTTGCTTTAAACACATAAAGTTTTTCTAAATCTGTTCTATAGAACAAATCGCCTTCTGTTGGTGAACTAGGAAAACTTGTACCTTCTGCAACTCCTGCTGGTTTTACAATATCATCGATGTAATAATCTAAATCAGTTTCAAATCTTATAGTTGGTGTTGATACAGTTATTTTTCTTTCTACTTTATTACCAATAGGACGAATCATCAACAAACGCAATCCTGGATCTTTAAATTGGGTAGGATTAAAACGTCTCGGATCGATAAAGTAATCAATGCCGCCACCAGTAGTAACAGGTCCTTCGATTATTGTATCGTCGGGTATTGTATCTTCGTCCCAAGTAATAAGTATTTCAAATTCGTTATCCGGGTTTACTGTTATTGTTCCTGTGATAGGAATAGTTCTATCAACTCTTCTTAGTCGAACTTCGCTAATACCTGGTTGATATTGTGCTGGTAATTCAGCCTTGAATATTTCTGCCCAAGAGATTTGTTTTTCTTCAAATCCTGGATTCTTCATTAATATTGCAGTTTCGTTTTCTACGTATAAGCCATAATTGCGATAGCTGGTTACAACAGGGCCTGTAATTCTATTGCCGTCTTGGTTTACTGCTAATGTTTTAGTCATCCATATAGTATGTTCATCTACTATTGTACCGTCGGCTAATATAGTTTTACCGTCTGGTGTGGTAGATACATTATTAATTGGAATGCCATTGTTATACACAACCCCTTCTAAGTCTGTGGTTATGTTATCACTATAATCGCTGCCTTCTCCAATATCGTTGATATCCAATATGCCGTCACTTGACGATGTATTGGTATCTGTATCAGGATTGAATCCGTCTAGACTAATAGTACCTTGATCTAAATTAATAACACTAGTAATGATGTCTGTAATAACACCAAGTTTTTTAACTTTAGTAGGAGGTGAAATATATATAGGAGCAGTAAATCCTAATGTAGCAACATCAATATCACTTTCTGTTCCTGTAGGAATACTTCTACTACTAAAGTCTACAGTGCCTAATTCTAACACACTTAAACTGGTCCAATCAATATAATTGTCAGTGGTTTGTATTTCTAAACTTGGATTGAACAGCATCATAATCTGTTCTAGTATTTGTAGTTTTTGATCTGTGTTAGTACTCCATACATCTACATTAACACTTAATGTATAAGGTGTGGGCATTAAGCGTTCAACTGTATAACTTTTACCTTGTGTGTTAAGATATTCTTGTCCGTTTTCGTCATACGCACGTTCACGTATGTTAATCTTATTGACATAGCTGCTATCACTTAAACGTGTTCTGTCTAGTTCTAATCCAGTGATATACACACTCATTCGTGGAGCACTAGGTATTTTGTTTTCGGAGTTATCTCTAATAATATTTGCAACTTGACGTGTTAAGTCACCATACATCACCGGAATACGTACTAGGTTTCCGTCACCGTCTTTGTAACTAAAATGACTAAATGCTCTGACTATCTGTGTTAGATATCTACGTATCTGACCGTCGTAAAAATGTTGCATTAATTATCCGCCTTTGGTTTTAGTGCTTTACTTAGAGACTGTCTTTCTGGTACAGTTTCGCCTGCAATTACATCAGTGTTTGTATTATTAATAAATTCACCTTTTAGCGTATTTCTGTTGCTGTTAGGCGTCATGTTTGTTCTTACTTTATCTTCTACTTTCACCCAAGTGTTCCCATTAAATCTAAAAAGTCTGTTAGGTAAGAAATCAGTTCTCAAATAGTAATCGCCATCAAAACTTTCACTCGGAAAGCCCGCTCCTACTCCATAAGGTGCACCGTTTGGCGGCAACCCATCTCCTACCAAGTATCCTAAATATCCTGCACGTTCCGGAGGACGCATAACAATGTCAACTGGTGTTATGCCATCAACAGTTAAACCAGTTGCATCAACTGTAACGATTTCAATTTCACCTGTGCTATCTACTTGTATAGTATAATAATGATTTATGTTATAACCACTTAACGGTGCGTCTGCTTCGGCTTGTGCTACCACAGCATCGCTGATCTGCATTTCTTTATCATATGTTGAAAGTAAATCTCGTAGTGTATCGCCGTTTGGATTTTCTTCATCAGCAGGTAAATCAAGTATGTCTTTGTACTCTTGACTATCTACAATTTGTTTTAGTTTTAATCTATACAAATGCGGATACCATGTTTGACTAAAACCTTCACTTGCTCTGTTAACATCTTCAACCACATAAAAACGTTTTAATGCTATAGACAAATCATTTAATGCGTATTCGTCTATCAAATGAGGTAACTCAATAACATCACCGCTTATAATCTTTCTGCCAATGGTTTTAACACTACTGTTCATGTGTATTGTTAAAAATATAGTATCGTTACTTAAAAACAAACCAAACTGTCTTAAATCAAAGTCGTTGTCTTGCACATTATAATGACCACGCAGCCTATAAATGTTTTCATCATACTTGCGATCTCTGTTTTCTAAAAACAACAAATCTTGTATGTTTGTTTCGCTTTGTGTTGTGTAAAGAGGTTGATCCGCAGTATTTTCTGTGTTTTCGTCTGTAGGTAAAGCATCAAGTTTTGGACCTAGATACTTGTGTACAAAAACATCAGTACCGCCAACAGTGAATTGTTCAAAGATAATTTTATCTAAGAAATCATAATCTTTACTTTTTTCTGGTCTGTATAAACTAAGTCTTGGCATATACATATTTAGCATAAATACTTGTGGAGACAAACTATGGCTGATACAACTACTGAAAAACAAGAAATTTTTAACTACGTGGAAGCATTCCTTGGCGGAGGAATGGTAGACGTTGAGCTTGATCCTGTTCATTACGAAACAGCATTGAAAAAATCATTATCAAAATATAGACAGCGTAGTGAAAATGCTGTTGAAGAAAGTTATGTTACATTGCCAATAAATCAAGATGTTAATGAGTATACATTACCACAAGAAGTTATCGAAGTACGTAAAATTTACAGACGCAGTGTAGGTAGTAGATTAGGCGGCAGTGCAGATGGCGGTAGTTTGTTTGAACCTTTTAACCTAGCATACACAAACACATACTTGTTAGCAGGCAGCGGCATTGGTGGTTTAGCCACATATGATTTCTTTGCACAACAGCAAGAATTAGTTGGACGTATGTTTGGCTCGTTTATTGAATTCAAATGGAATACTTCAAACAAAAAATTAACAATATTACAGCGTCCAAGAGCTGACGAAGAAATATTGTTATGGTGCTATAATTTTAGACCAGACTTTGAATTGTACAAAGATTACAAAGCATATCAATGGATCAAAGATTATACACTAGCAAACTGCAAATATATGTTAGGCGAAGCACGTAGCAAGTTTAGCACTATTGCAGGTCCTGGGGGCGGTACAACATTAAACGGCGACACATTAAAAAATGAAGCACAACAAGAAATGGAAAAACTTGAAAAAGAATTAGACATGGCTTCAGCAGGTGGCGTTGGTTACGGCTTCTTAATAGGATAATATGTCAAAATTTAAAAACAATAAAGTTATAATTTCTGGCGGATGTAGTTTTACAGCAGGACACGATCTTGCAGATTGGAATGGCAGTGTAGAGCCAGATGGTATTTGTCATACCTACAGTAATAGAACATGGGATAGCATAATACATCGAAAAATGTCTCCTCATTCTAATCTTAGAAAAACTGCTATGGGCGGACACGGATACGGTGCTATTACAAGAAGAATCATTTATGAATGTGAACAACAATTAAAAACACACAAGCCAGAAGAAATTATTGTTCTAGTAATGTGGACCAGTGCATTGCGTAGAGAATTTGTAAGCATACATGAAGAATATTTTTATGAGCCAGAACAATACTTTACTCACACTATGCCAGGAATGATAGAACCACGCAACAATCCTCATTGGAAAGATGTAAAGAAAAGATTAGAAAAAGAAAAATTAGTAAAAACTGTAGAAGAATTTTATAACAAACGATTTACAAGAGACAATGTATATTATTACAGTTTACAACAATATGAATATCTAACAAATTATCTAAAAGCAAATAACATAATGTATTTTTATACAGGATCTTATAATGATCTTGCAAGTGAAGATACAATGCAAGAAAACAATATTTTTATACATGACATGTATAAAAGATTAGATATTAAAAATAATGTGTGTTTAGAAAACGGCCTAGGATTTAACGAATGGGCAACAAAAGAAAAATTACCAAAAGGTGTCAGTGATCATCCACTAGAAGAAGCACAATTGCGTTGGGCTAAAAAATTTATAAAGTGGATTGAATCTTGTTGACAAAATATTGATTTTTTAGTATATTAAGTTATGAAGAAAAAGTTATTGGTAATTGGTCACGGCAGGCACGGTAAGGATACTGTCTGTGAAATACTACGTGACAAGTATAATTATAGTTTTGAGAGCAGCAGTCAATTTTGCTCTAAACTGTTTATCTATGATATGTTGAAGGACAAGTATGGATATAGTAATGAAGAACAGTGCTACGCTGACAGGCATAATCACCGAGCAGAATGGTATGATGCTATCTGCGATTATAATGTACCTGATGCGGCACGTTTAGGTAGAGAAATTTTTCAAGCACACGACATTTATTGCGGACTACGCAACAAGCGTGAATTCTTTGCTATGCAAAACACTGGCGTATTTGACTATGCCATCTGGGTTGATCGCAGCAATCACTTGCCTCCCGAAGATAAAAATTCAATGAGTCTTGAACAATGGATGGCAGATTTTACCATTGACAATAATGGTGACCTCAACGAACTTGCATTTAATGTAGATCAGTTAATGAGTTATCTTCATAGATAAACACGCACTTTTTGGTGTCTAAACCCCCTTTTTCTCCGTGGATCAGCTAAATAATAGTAATAGATGACCTAGATAGGAGAACAAACAATGGCATTAGTATCACCAGGCGTTCAGGTTAGCGTAATTGACGAGAGTTTCTACACGCCAGCTGAACCAGGAACAACACCTATAATTTTCGTAGCAACAGCGGAGAATAAAACCAATGGTTCAGGTACAGGTATTGCAGCAGGTACTTTAGCAGCAAACGCTGGTAAAGTTTACTTAATTAGCTCGCAGAGAGACTTGGTTGAAACATTTGGTGATCCAACATTCTACACTGATGTTAACAACAATCCAATAAACGGCGGCGAACAAAACGAATACGGTTTACAAGCTGCTTACTCATTCCTTGGAGTAAGTAATAGAGCGTATGTTGTTCGTGCAGACATTGATCTTGCAGCATTAAATGCAAGTGACACACCAACAGCAGGAGAACCAACAGACGGTACGTATTGGCTAGATACCCAAACAACTGCTTGGGGCATTTTTGAATGGAACAGTGCAAGCATTACTACCAGTGGCGGTCAAACATTTACAAACAAAACTCCTATTGTAATTACTTCAACACAAGATTTAGTTGGCGGTTCAGCAACTGCTGATCCTAAATCATCTGTCGGAGCCATCGGTGATTATGCTGTAAGAACAACAACAAGAACTGTTAAAACATACTACAAAGGCAAAAATGGTTGGGCAGAAGTTGGCTCAGCTAACTGGAAAGCAGCATGGCCAAGTGTAACAGGCACAAATGCAAACGTTTCAGTTTCAGTTAGCGATGGCTTTACAATTCAAGATGATGGTGCATCAACAATTGCAACTATTACATCAACTGGTACTACACTAACACAACTAGCAGCAGACATTACATCAACTGCATCAGGTGTTGGTATTACTGCTGACGTTGTAGACGGATATCTAAATATTTACAACAATGGTTCAACTACACCATCAATTAGTTTTACTGATGGTACAGGTACACCTCTTGCAGCAGCAGGTATTGCTACAGCTACAGATTTTGCTGCACCAGCATTACAAATCAGTGCTCACACAAGTGTACCAGAATTTAAGACAGGCGACACAACACCACGTCCAACAGGTAGTATATGGTTAAAAACCACAGAACCAAACCTAGGTGCTCGTTGGAGAGTAAGTCAGTACAATGGCGATACACAGCTATGGGATTCAGTAGCTGCACCAATTTATGCAACTAATCATGCAGCACTTTATGCATTAGACCGCAGCGGCGGCGGTGCAAACCTATTAGAAGGTGATGTATACGTTCAATATAATGTAGCAGAAGATGCAGACACATTTGGTACATTTAAACTGTTTGTAAGAAATGCAAGCGGTCCAACAGTTATTCGCAGCAGCAAAGTTACAGCAACTACATTTGCATCAATTGCAGGTTCGGTAACATTTGGTGTTAGCGAAAGTGTAAAAGGTCAAATGGCAATGAGCGGTTTCTCAACTGCAACTGCAACCGTTGCAGGTTCTAGTGCAGATGCTGATGCTATTGCAGGTGCAATCAACGACCTAGGACTTAATCATGTTGTAGCAAGTGTTGACAGTCAGAATAGAATTGTTATTACACATACAGCAGGTGGCGACATTAGATTTAGTGACACAGACGGTGCATTATCAGCAGCAGGTTTTGTTGCATTTGATGTTGACGATCTAACAGGTACAGAAAACCTATACTATACACCAGGTTCAGATGCACTAGACGATCCACTTCAATTAATTGCCACACTATGGAAACCAATGACATATACTGCAAGCGACGATGCTCCAAGCACATTAGCAGCAGACGGTGCTCTATGGTACAGCAGTGTAGTTGACGAAGTTGATATTATGGTACACGATGGTCAGAATTGGGTAGGTTACCTATCTGCAACATCACCATACTACAATGCTTCAGAAGCTGAACAAACAGACCCAGCAGGTCCTATTGTAAGTGCAAGTGAACCAACTGCACAGTCAGATGGTACTGCTCTTAAAAATGGCGACATTTGGGTAAGCACAGCAGACATTGATAATTATCCAGCAATTTACAAGTACAACAGTACATTAGGTAATTGGATTGAACTAGACAAAACAGACCAAACTACCGAAAATGGTGTACTATTTGCAGATGCACGTTGGACAGATGCAGGTACAAACGCAGGTGCAGATGCATCAACAATCGAAGAATTGCTAGTAAGCGATCACCTAGATCCAGATGCTCCAGATCCAGCACTATATCCAAAAGGTATGTTACTATGGAACCTACGTAGAAGCGGCTTTAACGTGAAGCGTTTTGAGCGTAACTACATTGATACATCAGGCGACAATCCTCGTGCAGGAGACGAAGCAATGGCTGATTACTATCCACACCGTTGGGTAACTGAGTCAGCAAACAATGTTGATGGTTCAGGTAGCTTTGGACGCAATGCACAACGTAAAGTAGTTGTACAAGCACTACAAGCACTGGTTAACAGCAACGAAGACATTCGTGACAACGAAACACGTTTGTTTAACTTGATGGCAACACCAGGTTACCCAGAACTAATTGGTGAAATGATTAGCTTAAACTACGATAGAGGACTAACAGCATTTGTTGTAGGTGACTCACCTGCAAGACTAACACCAGATGCAACTTCACTAAATGAATGGGCAACCAACGTTAACACTGTTGTAGAAGATAACGACAACGGTCTAGTAAGCCGCGACGAGTACATGGGTGTTTACTATCCATGGGGTTACTCAAGTGATAACATTGGTAACAACATTGTTGTTCCTCCGAGTCACATGGTACTACGCACTATTGCACTTAACGACCAAGTTGCTTATCCATGGTTTGCACCAGCAGGTACAAGACGTGGCGGTGTTACTAACGCTACAGCAACAGGTTACATTAATGCAGAAGGCGAATTTGTAAGTGTTGCTCTTAACGAAGGTCAAAGAGATACACTATATCAAAACAACGTTAACCCAATTACATTCCTAACAGGTGCAGGACTTGTTGTATTTGGTCAAAAGACTAGAGCAAGAAATGCAAGTGCATTGGATCGTGTAAACGTTGCAAGACTTGTTGTATATCTACGTAGCCAGCTAAACAGTCTAGCAAAACCATACTTGTTTGAACCAAACGATAAAATCACACGTGATGAAATCAAACAGCAAGTTGAGAGCTTGATGGTTGAACTAGTTGGACTAAGAGCATTGTACGACTTCTTAGTTGTATGTGATGAATCAAACAATACACCGGCAAGAATTGATAGAAACGAACTATATGTTGATATTGCAATCGAACCAGTTAAAGCAGTTGAATTCATTTACATTCCACTACGTATTAAAAACACAGGCGAGATATCAGGTCTATAATATCATAAATGTGGGGGGTTGAAACAGATCCCCCACAAAATGATAAATACTTGTGAATAGGAGAATATATAGATGGCAATCTCAACATTAACAAATATTTCGGTTCCATTATCAAACGATAATAGTGCAAACAACCAAGGTCTACTAATGCCGAAGCTGCAATATCGCTTCCGTGTATTACTAGAAGGTTTTGGTGTTTCAAACGAAACTCAAGAATTAACAAAACAAGTTATTGACGTAACTCGTCCAAATGTTAGTTTTGAACAAACTGAAATTCATGTTTACAACAGTAAAGTACGTTTAGCTGGTAAGCATGATTGGCAAGACATTTCATTGAACTTGCGTGATGACGTTAACGGTTCTGTATCAAAACTAGTTGGCGAACAATTACAGAAACAATTTGATTTTTACGAACAAGCAAGTGCAGCTAGTGGCTTGGATTACAAGTTTACTACACGCATTGAAATGCTAGACGGTGGTAATGGTATACATACACCAACAGTATTAGAAACATGGGAAATATATGGTTGTTACCTAAACTCAGTAAACTACGGTTCGATGAGCTATAGCACTAGTGATCCTGTACAAATTGAACTTTCAATTAGATACGATAACGCATTACAAAAACCAGATAATTCTGGTATCGGATCAAACGTACCACGTAACCAAAGTACATTTACTACAGGCGGCGGTGCTTAATTATATTTGAGAGATTGCTTTGTAAAACTAACAAGGAGTCATCGGCTCCTTGTTTTTTTATAAACTACGTAGTTTATTATCCAGGATAAATACATTATGAGCTGGAACAACGGATATAGAAATAACAATAATTTATACAATAGTAGTAAAGGTCAATTGGCTGACTTTTCCCATGCCAGTGAACTTTACATTAAAAACAACTATAGGTTAACTCCTAATAGTAAATTTTTATATCACTGTGTTTTTAATGTTAATCAAGCTGCACTAGCAAAAGTTGGTATTGGGTTAAGAAACTATCTTAACGGCACTGAAATCAACATGCTATGCAAAAGTGCAGAACTACCTAGTTTTAATATTAGTACTGATACAAAAAATCAGTATAATAGAAAAAAAATTGTACAAACTAAGCTAAGTCACAATCCTGTAAGATTTAGATTCCATGACGATAGAGCAGGAGTTATACTAGCATTATGGGAAGCATATTATAGATATTACTATAAAGATCCTAACTATGCCAAATACACAGCAGGAAATCAACCAGACAATGTAACTTTTCAACAGTGGTCAAACCTTGATACTTACGAAGTAGGTACACAATATCGTTATGGTTTTGATACAGGAAAAAAAGACAACGTACCATTTTTTAACAGCATTACAATAAATGTATTATCAGGCAGAGATGGCCGTAGTATACATACAAGTTACACACTTATTAATCCAGTAATAACGGCTTGGGATTCAGATGAAGTAAGCCAAGAATCGTCAGACTTTATGGAAGCTACAATGGGCGTTGAATACGAATCTGTTGTATATAACAGAGGTAACACAACAAGAGATAACCCTGCAGGCTTTGCTGATCCGTCGCACTATGACACTACACCAAGTCCATTGTATAATCCTAATCAAGATAATTTATACCCGTATCTTACACCATGGGGGAAAGTTTTTGAAGATATAGTTAATGGTGATGTAGGATTAGATACAGTATTACAAGTTATATTAAATTTACAAAACAGTGAATTTGCTACAGCAAACAATTCAGTTCCAGCAGTTAGTAACAATAGTTTAGGTTTTAGTATTCCAAAAAATACAAATTTAAATTTTGGAAACCAAGTTGTACAGAACAATTTAACCGCTTCGCCTACTGTGTCAAAAGCTGACTTAGTAAATAGTTTAACAAATAATCCGGCTGCATTGAACAACTATGCATTTTTAACTGAATTTTCACCAGGTGCAAATGGTGGATTCAACGAAAGAAGAGCAGAATGGGACGCACTGCCAGCTGGTACTAAAGCTGCATTTGAACAAAATGCACTAAACAAACTAAGGTAATAATCATGGCTGAAGAAGATATTAGTACGTCAATTAAAGAATTTTTTGATAGAAATCTAAATGACAAAATTTCATTTAGTTCTAACCAAGTAGACAGTGTAGTTGGATTTTTTAAAAAACGTGGGTTTGATGATGTAGCAGCAACAAATGTAGCAAGTGTTATATTGCAACAAGCCAAAAGAGACAATACTAGTGTTTTTAAAATTGTTGATACATTAAAAGGATTAACAGAAATTCAACTTAGTAATTTAGTTGCAACAATTTTAAATAACAACAGAAGTAAAATTAGCAACATAGGTTTTGCACAAATATCATCTACAGAAACCAAAGATTCGAGAAACGTTAAACTGTAATGGCACATTTTGCACAAGGAAAATATGCATTAAAGAATCCTGAAAAATACATAGGAGGAAGAACACCTACCTATCGTAGTAGTTGGGAGTTTGCATTTATGCGTTTTTGTGATTTAAATGAAAACATATCAAAATGGGCAAGCGAAGCAGTACGCATTCCATACAGACATCCTTTTACAGGAAAGTTTACAATATATGTTCCAGACTTTTTTATTGTGTACACAGACAAAAAAGGCAAAGAACATGTTGAACTTATTGAAGTAAAACCAAGTAATCAAACCTTCAAAGAAAATCTAGGACGTAGCAAAGCAAATCAAGCACACTACGTTATCAATCAAGCCAAATGGCAAGCAGCAAGAGCATATAGCAAACAAAAAGGAATCACCTTCAGAGTAATAAATGAAGGAGATATTTTCCACCAAGGAAAACGTAGATAAATAATAGTAGTATATAACGGAAAGCTACTATGACTAAAAAATTAGAAGAAATGTTAAACTTGCCCGACAACGAAGACATTGTCGAAAATTCTAAATCTAAAAAAGAAACTGCTATCATAGAGCAGGAAGATACATTCAGAGATATTGCTGAATTTGATAAAATAGCCAGTGCATTGCCAGCTGTAAAAGGGCTTGGAGAATTAGCAGACAAAGAATTAAACGAAGTTGCTGATAAAGCTATGCAAGCATACGAGGAACTAATGGATCTTGGTATGAACGTAGAAAGTCGTTATAGTGGTAGAGTTTTTGAAGTAGCAGGCGGCATGTTAAAAACATCGTTGGATGCTAAAGTTGCTAAATTAGATAAAAAACTTAAAATGGTAGAACTACAACTTAAAAAAGAAAAAATGGACAGAGATGCAGGCCAAGGTGACGGCGACTTTGTCAACGGTGAAGGGTATGTAGTAACGGACAGAAATAGCTTGCTGGAACGCCTTAAAGGCATGAATAATGATAAATAATACAAATAGGATCCATTGCAATGAAAAAATTTACAGATTATTTAACTGAGTCTAAAAAGACTTATGAATTTAAAATAGGTATAGCAGGTGAACTGCCGGAAGGATTTGACAATAGTCTCGAAACTGCACTACAGAAGTTTGGACTTGTTAAAGTAACTGCTGGCAAAAAAACACCAATACAAGAACGTCCACTAGACTTTCCACAGTTAGAAAATACAGAAGTTACTTATTGGGAAGCTGAGGTTTCATATCCTACTACTCCATTAGCATTGCAAGAGTATTTGGGTCATTGCTGTGATGTTCCGAGATATAATGTAATTGTACGTAATCCTAACGAACCGCAAGAGCTTTATCAAGAAGAAAAAGAAGAAACAGAATATGAAGTTAAGCTAACCAAAGAAGAAATGGAAGGCGAATCAGCACAAGATAAAGTTGGTGGCAATCATGTAATGGATCTATTAAAAGAATTAGAAGCTGCACGTAAAGAACGTGCAAATGATTATATCGGCGATGCTCCTGTGGGAGAAAGTAAAGATATCAGCGATACTGAAAACTCAAAAAGTGTTGTAGGAGGCTAATATGAAAATCTTCGAGGTCACTAGTAGAACTAAAAAAATAATCAATGAAATCACAGCTGAAGATTTGTTAGCAGGTCTTAGAGATCGTTTAACCAGTAGAAATTATGATCGTACCGTAAGTTGGATCGAAGATGACTATAATAACTTTGCAACACAAGAAGATGTTGATCGCTTTCTACAAGACGCTGCAGAATCTCATGACAACTTTTTTCAAATGCCGTATGCTCGTGCTGCTAGAGAAGCATTATTTGCTGTAAATGTTAGTGCAGGTCGAGTTGAAGATACAGGCGAAGAGCCAATTGTACCATTAGATACAGTAACAGACGATCCTGAAGCAGCCAACCAAGCTGCCGCCGATGCAGCAATTGATAGTCGTATGAATAGCGATGCAGCAGCACCAAGTGAAACACCGGCACCGGCATCTGTTAGAGATTTAGGCAATGGGTTTGAACAAATAACAACTACAGTTCTCGGTCAAGAAGTTACAGGTGTGCGTGACACTAGATCAAATCTTGTGTTTGTTAGAAATCAAGACAGTGACGGCAATGCACTTATTCGTAGTCCTGCTCAATATCTTCAACTAGGCGACAACGGCCAATTAAGAGGTACTACTCCAGGTCCTGAAACTATGAGAGCGTTAACACAAGCAGGAATCGGTCCTGAAGGCAACGACGAACCAAGCACAGGTCCGGATGACGGATCAAGAGCAGGGCAAGAACCAAACAGACCAGTTACAGCACCAGAGCCTCAAGGAGATCCATTAGGTGGCGAAGCACCAACAGGTCCCGGCGGTGATGAACCATTACCGCAAACAAGAACAGAACCGAGAACAGCAGCACCGCAACGTCAATCTGGTGAATTTAATGCAGACGGTACTGTTGCTGGACCTGGTCAAGCAGCAAGACCTGGTTCAATGACTAGAGGTGCAACACCTACCCAAGCTAATGCAAATAGAAATACTCAAGCACCAAGCAGATTACGTATTAGACAAACTATTGCTCCAGCAGTACAAAGATTACTACAATTAGCAAACGAATCGATTGTTGGTTATAGAGCTATTGTAGAAGGCAAGTCGGTGTTAGAAGCACTCGATCCGCCACAACGTCAACAACTACAACAATACTTAGATCAGATGCGAGCAGCAGCACAAAACGATCCTGAAGTAAACAACGAGTTTGGCGACCTGATGGCTCGTATGGAAAGAGCATTAGGTATAACACAACCGCAATCGGGTGCAGGCGATGAAGCAGCAGCACAAGCAGCAATAGCACAACGTCAGGCAGGAACACCAGCACCAGGTACAGGCAGTCTTGATGCAGCTCAAGCAAGTGCCCAAAGGGCTCCAGCAGCATCAGCAGCATCAGCAGCACCAGCAGCACCAGCAGCAGTATCAGCAGCACCGGCAGCAACACAAGGTAGATATAGTGTTAGAAGAGAAAACGCAGGTGGACGTCAAATGTTTGCTATTATTGATGGCGAAACACGTATGCCTGCACGTTTAAGAAGTACCAATGTATATTATAATACACAAGAAGAAGCACAAGCAGTAGCAGATAGATTAAATCAAAACAATGTTCAAACTGTACCACGTGTAGGCGAACCAGGAAACGAAATACCAGGTCAAACTAGTGCAGCACCACAGACATCTCCTCGCCCACAAGCAAGACCAGATCAAGCAGCACCAAGTGGATCAGAAGATGACGCAATGGCACAACCAGTTGCTCAAAATGCAGCAAGTCAAGCAGCAACAGCAAATGCTCAAGATTTTACACTAACTGGTAATTTACGTAGAGGTAGTAGTGGTCCAGAAGTTGAGCAATTACAACGTGCATTAGGTTTCCAAGATGCAGAAGTTGATGGACGTTTTGGTCCAAGAACAGAACAAGCTGTAAGAACATTCCAACAAAACCAAGGACTACAAGTAGATGGTATTGTTGGTAGACAAACTTACAACAAGATCTTACAAACAAGAGAAGATCCAAGAGCACAGCGTAATGCAGGTGTAGGAAGAATTGGTCAAGTTGCAGCACCAACACAACAAAATCAAAGTATAGATATGACAGGAAAAGAAATGGCAAAATTAGATGAAGCAAGTTTAACAGTAAATGGTTCAGCAAGCGAAATTGCAGAGCTAATGCGTATGATGCAATTAGCAGGTGCACCAAGTGCAAAACCTGTCGACAGCGATGATATTAGTAGTCACATACACAAACCAGAACCATCACCGTGCGGTGCTAAACCAGAACCGAGCATGGGAGATATGATTAGCATGATCAGCAAAGAAGAGGAAGAAGTAGATGGCGACTTCCAAGATGCTACAACTGAACCAGATAACTATTATCAAGATGTAAGTGCTAGTATTCCTTCGGGCAATGATTTAAACAGACCTAAAGATCGTAAAGCAATACGTACAGTTGATCCTGCATTAGAAACAACTTTAAAAGATAGTTTGTTACAAGCATATGAAGGCAAGTACAAATCGGATGCACAGCGTAAAGCTATTTGGGCATCTAAATCAGAAAAGAAGAAATAATATAAACTCCCCCAAACTCAATAGCACCTACGGGTGCTATTTTTTTGAGTAAATATAGTATGAGTAAAAGTTTAGACGGCGTTTTAACTAAAAAAGCCAATCAAAAAGAAACCTATACAGAATCACAAATACAGGATCTATTACAATGTATGGATCCTGATGTAGGATATTTGTATTTTGCAAGACATTTTGCACATATTCAACACCCTGTAAAAGGCAAACTAATATTCGATCCTTTTGAATATCAGTTAAGATTAATGCATAGTTACCATAACTATCGCTTTAATATTAATATGATGCCTAGACAAACAGGCAAAACTACTTGTGCTGCCATTTACTTGGCATGGTATGCAATGTTTAAACCTGACCAAACTATTCTAATTGCAGCACACAAGTACACTGGTGCACAGGAGATTATGTCACGTATACGTTATGTATATGAACTTTGCCCAGACCATATACGTGCAGGTGTTACTAGTTATAACAAAGGCAGTATGGAATTTGAAAATGGTTCACGTATTATAAGTCAAACAACTACAGGCACTACAGGACGTGGTTTGTCTATCTCACTACTATACTGTGACGAGTTTGCGTTCGTGCAACCTAACATTGCAGAAGAGTTTTGGACTTCGATTTCACCTACACTAGCAACTGGTGGTCGTGCTATTATTACAAGCACACCTAACAGTGACGAAGATACATTTGCTACTATTTGGAAACAAGCAGAACAAAAGTTTGACGAGTATGGTAACGAAAGTGACATAGGTGTTAATGGTTTCCATGCATTTAGAGCACACTGGGCTGAACATCCAGACCGTGACGAGGAATGGAAGAAAAACGAAATTGGTCGCATTGGTGAAGAAATGTTTAGACGAGAATACGAATGTGAATTCTTAATCTTTGACGAAACACTCATCAACAGTTTAAAACTTGCTGTACTAGAAGGCATTGATCCAAAAATTAAAATGGGACAAGTGCGTTGGTATAAAAAATTAGATCCTAAAAAATCATATGTTATCGGACTTGATCCTGCAATGGGCACTGGCGGCGACCATGCAGCAATACAAGTTATTGAATTACCAACATACGAGCAAGTAGGTGAATGGCAACACAATACCACAGCAATACCGGGCCAAATAAGAGTATTAAGAGATATATGTACATACATTGCCAGCGAAACAAACAACAGTAGTAACATATATTGGAGTGTAGAGAACAACGGTATTGGCGAAGCAGCATTATTAGTAATACAAGATTTTGGTGAAGAAAATATTCCAGGATTGTTTATCAGCGAACCAATACGCAAAGGTCATGTACGCAAGTTCCGCAAAGGATTTAACACTACACATAGTAGTAAAGTTACAAGTTGTGCTAGACTAAAAACTATGATAGAAAATGATAAACTTATTATTAGAAGCAAAGCATTAGTCAGCGAGCTAAAAGCATTTGTAGCAAGTAGTAGTAGTTTCCAAGCAAAGCCAGGACACAGTGATGATTTAGTTAGTGCTTTAATTCTAACACTACGCATGATGAGTGTAATGAAAGATTGGGATCCTACAGTATACAATACTTTTAGTCAAATTGAACAAGACGATGATTACGAAATGCCCATGCCGATATTCGTAAGTAGCAGTTATTAGATAAATAATATACAATGATAAAATTAGACGCAATAGCAGAACAACTTTTTAATAAAATTAGAGGACGCTTTCCTGAAGTTACAATAGGTGATGAAGAAGGCACAATTACCAATGAGCCTGCATTGGCTAGATATTTTGATTTTGCATACACTGTAGGCAATAACGAAAGTATTGGTAAAATTAGTATTAGTCTTGACGAGGAAGAAGGTCTAACTGTTATTTTCAGCAAAGACTTTGTAACTGAAGCAATCAAAGATGACTGGTATAGATTTTTAAAAGAACTTCGTGAATTTAGTAAAAAGCGTCTAATGAAGTTTGAAGTAAGAGATATTAACAGATCAAACTTAACAAAACGAGATTATAAATTTTTAGCTGCAAATCGCTCTGGAGAAACAACAATGGCCGAATCAAAAATGTATGGAACAACTAAAACTAGTTTCCAAAAGATAGGAAATGCACGTTTAGCTATTAAGCATACTGCACCTATCAATACCGAAAGTGCAACTGGTAGATCACAAAAAATTAAAAGCATCTACATTGAGTCGCCTGAAGGTGAAAGATTTAAATATCCTTACAAGCATCTAAGTGGTGCTAGAGCAATGGCAGTACACGTAAGCGAAGGCGGCAATGCATATGACGATTTTGGCAAATACATTAGCGGACTAAGCGAAGAATTAAGTAAACTACGTAAATTTAACCAATACATGAGTCGTAGTAGTGTTATGGCCGAAACACTATCTACATATACAGACATTGTTAAAGAGCGTGTATCAACAATTAAAAAAGAAATTTCTAATCTACAAAAACCGGCATATTACAAAGAAACATTTGAAACATTTGAACCAAAGATTGTAGAAGATGTTCCAACTGATGTACAAGATGCTTGGGTAGAACAACTAACTATTAAACAATTCAATGAAGAATTAAAAGATGTATTTCCATATGTTTACAACCTAGTAGGCGAAAACACTGTTAAAGAAATTAAGCTAGAAGATATTATTAGCGAAGGCCCAGGAGTAACAGAACCAACAGGCGATGCAGGCCAATATCCAGAAGTTAACTTTAATCCACGTGCAGGACAAATGGATCAACCAATGCATCCACAAAATGCTGGATTAACTAGAGATAACCCAGGAAGTGAAAACTATATTGTACAAGCAGGCGATACTGTGTATGCAATATCAAAAAGATTTGGTGTAGCAGTAGAAGACATTATTGAAGTTAACGGACTAGACGACAAAGGCTCAATAAGAGTAGGCGACGAATTAGTTATTCCTACAGTAGGCGAAAGCATTATGTCAAAGGCATTCGAAGCAGCAGTTGAAAAGGTCCTAGGACAGTTTGGAAGTTTACAAGAAGCAGAAGGATGCCCTTGTAATACTCCTCCGGGTGGTAAATGCACATGCCCACCAAATTGTAAAGACTGTAATTGTAGTACAAACGAAAGCAGCGATTTAAAAAGAAAGCCAACAATTCCTCTAGGTGAATTTATACTTTCATACTTTGATCGTGCAACAGGCCAGTTTCCAAAAGGTCCAACAGCCGTACTTACTATGGTAGAAAAAGAATACGGAGAACGATTTGTAAGGCCAGCACACCAGTTCATAGAACGCATAGACGCAAGAGTTGCAGAAGTAATGGGCTACAGAGAGGCGGAAGAAGAAATTCAAGGCCAAGTTGATCAGGTATACGAGTTTATGGGTGTAGATAGTAAAGACGAAGTTGACCAAAACCTAATGAAAGCAATTCAGAAAAAGTTTGGTACAAAGCCAGTAGGTGA